CTCCAATATCTACAATATGTGTAAAAATTGCATTAATGGAATCTGTTACAGTACCAATAGCACCAACAGGATCATAAGATATACGCAATCGACCTTTATGAAATTTTGTCCCAATGATTTGGACACGGAAGATCAAGTCCCCACGCCAATATTGAAACAAATGGGCAACATAACCCTGAACAGTAAGAGCACCTATCGTACTAAAATTGGGTGTTGCACTACCTCGCCCCAAAGAAGGTTCCACCCTAGCATTGAAAATTAAATCATCTGCTGGGTACGAAGTGGCCCAAGGGGCCACAGTCAATAATGACTCTTTAGTTAATAAGTAGGACAAAGCTAGTTCATCATCCTTAGGTAAACCATGAAGTGAAGGATCAATAGATAGCTCTTGTTTTGGATCCAATGTAAATTTTTCTAGACCCGTTCCAATTTCAGAAGATGACAATGCGGGCAAATTGCGAGGAATAAATGAATGTACATCTTCAATAACTGGGGTATTAGTATAACCCCACAAAGACGCAATTTGACCCACTGCAGAAGCACCAATAGAAGTTGCTTTTGCAAATCTTCCAATAATTGGTATATCTTTCATTTTATCAGCAATTGAAGCAACTGCTGATGCTGGAGCAGAAACCTGCCCATGACCTACAAATTCATCTTTAGATCCAGATTGTAAAACTGGCTGCACCGTCGGACCCATCAATTCAACATTCTCCATCCATGCAAAAATTTGAACGGTGATAGCTGGAGAAGCCACACCATTCGCTGTGTCTAAAGGATATAAAACTGTGGTTCGCAAACGTCCAATGGATCTTACTTCGTCAGCACTGGATAAATCCAGCCAATTCTGTGGGAAAAAGAAAGGGGCTTTAATTTCTCCTCCAACATTAGCGTGAGGTAGTATATAAACACCTGGGTGCTGCGAAGTTTGAAGACGAATAATGTCTTGAGTGGCATTAGTATAATCTATTCGAGAAAAATTCGACACACCTTCCAAAGGAGTATAATATGTCCTAGCTAAGCCATAATAAAAAGGCGAAGCATTTATATTGATTTTCAAGTGCAAATCTCCTCGAATAAACGCAAAATTCTCAATCTTCCGCTTTATAACTGTATTATTCAAAAACTCGAACCAAGGATCAATATTATTAATGACAGATCCCGAGGTATTTGCAGAAGACCAAGTAAAATTAGCAATTCGTGTAGGACGAGATAAAAATTTACCGAGTTCAATACTCGGCGTACCATCGGCTTTGGCAATCCAATTATCTTGGTTACCATAGTCAACAGTCTCGCCACCGACCGAATCGTGAAATGTAAGATTTTGATACATGTCAGTTTGAGCATTATCACTCCGGTGGACATGTTCACCTTGATTTTCTGTAATATTTTGTGTTGAAGCAACCGATGCTTCTTAGCCTGAATTTACGGTCTTACATTCAGGTGCAAGTTATTGTTTGAGTCACTCCTAAACTCTACACTAAATAGTGCATGTGGGTTTGCCACAGGAGTATCCATCAAAAGGTCCACTCTCACACACATAGGTAACTACCCTATATTATGTGCAGTAACTACCTAATAATCAGCCATTTCGGTTTGGAGATTATCTCCCTGATCTCTAGCCAAAGACCAGTTTGATGTTGCTCTAAACTGTTCACACAATGTGTCCCAGTTTGGGAAAATACCTTCCCATGCATACATCTGTAAATCATGTTTGTCAAAGATTTCCATGAATTCTACCCTCTTCTTCTCAAAAATAGATCTACCATACCAAAAATACTCTCTGCAGGCAGTATCTAAAATAGACACAGCCTGCATCTTATCGGAAACGACTTTAGATCGCACAGTCCGAGTGAGCATCTTGTGAATAGAGGATTCTGCTAATGGACAAACATAACAATTTAATGCTGGTTCCCACCTCCATTTCCGTTTAAGGAATTCAACTTCATCTATGTGGAGAAAAGGAACTGATGCTGATTCTTTATCAGCCATGGTATATTTAACACCAACTGTGGCTAAAGTGCTTTGCACCCTCGTGTGATCAAAAAAATCACACTTCGGATTAACACCAGCCACGTTATCATCACCATATGTGATGAGAGCTACATTTTGTTTAAAACTCTTCACTTCACGCTTGGGATTCTGAACATAATAACAATATCTCATGTACAAACTATTTACCAAACTATTGATGATCACAGTCAAAGGGTGTCCTGATGGATTCGATCCAAAAAATTGGACCAAATCACCATTAAAATCCATAAGTGG